GATTATTATCATGATAGAGCATTATGTAAATTATCTATTGGTAAAATAGAAAACTCATTACTAGGTCTAGTTTCTTTCGGAGAAATATTTACCATTACCAGTAATGTTCCTGTTAATTTAGAAAATGTAGTATCTGCTAAAATTGGTTCTACGGTTACTATAGGTGAAGAGGTAGAAGATATTGTAAATAATATTTTATCTAATGAAGGCATATCATATGACATTACGGATAACAAAGAATATCCATATTATTTATCCCCTAATTTCCAAGGCATTGATTTATTTAATGCTACTAACTTTGCTGCTAAATATAAAGAAAAAGAAATAAGAGTAGATGAAAATGGAATATCCTTAATTAAACAAAGTAATGATTTAGACTTTAGAGATATTACTCTTTCATATGAGAATAAGGATTTAAAAATAATTAGCGTAACTAGAAATAAATCTACCTTTGACCTTTACAATGAAATTATTGTATATGGTAATGGAGTTAAATCAATTAAGAGAAACCGCAAGAGTATTGACAAATCTGGTAAGAAAACATTAGAAGAGGTCAATATGGAACTTGTTTCACAAGATGATGTGGATAATCGTGCGAAGGGACTACTGAAAGCACACTCCGAAGGTGATGATAGGTTTACTGTAAAAATGTCAACTACTGGAATTGAATTCATTAAAGCAGGAGATATAGTTACTCTTGATTTCCCTACAGAAGGAGTGCCTAAAGATACTTACAAAATATATGAAATTAGGAGAGAATTAAAGGGATTGATAGAACTAGAAGTAGGGACATATCGTAAAGATTTAGCAAACAGATTTGCTGAATTAGCCATGCTAAACAAATCTAATGCCGCATCTATTAGAGGTAGTCAATTCACTTCTACTACTGCCCCATTAGATTTCTTTGACACCGTAAAACTGAAAGAATTAAGTTTGGTTATCAGAAGGACAGGATTAGCAGACCCTACTGCATTCACATTAGGTTTTCAGACTTTATCGGAGAGAAAATTAGATTTCGGGGCAACTATGAGTCCACAAGAAACAGTAACAGAAATAATTAGAGAAGAGGATTTAGCATGATAACAGATACGACAAAGAAAAAGATGGCATTATTTTTAAGAGAATTTTTTGGTTCTACATCGGGAAAAGTAAAACTAGGCACTGGTGGAGGAGGAACTAATCCTACTTCTACTACTCTTGATGTTCCCTTACCTTCGTCTACAGATTCTTCAACCACATCTAGTTCTTCTGATGATAAAGTAGTAGAATTTAGAGGAACATTTACGGGGACAGAACTCCAAGGATATACAATTAGAGAAGTAGGATTCTTTGGTAATGTTGCTACTGATTCAGAAATGGGAGACATAGAAAGTAGTGGTAATTTTAATGCGGTTACTGCTGCTGAAAACATTATGTTATCTAGAATTAATTTGATGCAATAGGAAACTTTTCAACAACAGATACAATCGAAGTGATATACACAGTGGAGGTAGAGTAAGATGGTAGCAAATAGTGGGATACTTAGTAGTTTATCGGCAACGCCTACAAGTCAATTAACAGATAAAATAGATTCTCCTCATTCGGGATTATTCAAAGGATTACATTCAATGGCTCAAGGTAATTATGCTTTGAAAGATGGAGCGACATTAGGATTTGCTCATACATTTACGACTAGTAGTGGAACAATTAGAGTTGAATTGACCGCAGGTAAAGGATTTTCAAATGGTCGATTTATTACTGTGGATGCAGGACTTGGACCACTTGATTTACCTAAACCATCTTCGGGTGCTTTTTATCACTGGATAGCCTTCGCTGATGATGGTGATGGAACAGGGACAGTTACTAAAATCGTAGGAACAAGTGATGGGGTTGTTCCAGATTTAACGGTTACTTTAACACCTATATCTCTAATTAAAGTCCAATCTACTGACACCCATTCTACTGTTGCTTTCCAAACATTTACCACTAGTAAAACAAAAAATAGGTTATCAATCGGTTATGAGAATTCTAATACTTATACAGAAGCAGGTTCTATTTTGGGAACATCAAATGGATTAATCATTAATGGTATTACAAGTGCTACCGTTGCTAGTGATGATAAAGTTCTAATTCAAGATACTAATGCTGGTGATGTAATTAAATCAGTAACAGTTTCTAGTATTGCCGCATTAGCAGGTGGAGCATCTTTAGCAAATGATGGTAATAATAGAATAGTAACTGCTACTGGTGCAGGTGGAATTAATGGAGAAGCAGCCCTAACCTTTGATGGAAGTTTACTCTCTCTTACTTCTTTGGCTACTACCACTGATGTTTTTGATATTACTGCTGATGGAGTTACTACTGCTAAAGTAATTGATATTACTGCTGACGCATTAACTACTGGTTCAGCACTAAATATTATTTCTGATTCTAGTTCTACTTCAACAAGAGATATAGTATATATCAAAAACGATAATACTGCCGCCACGGAGACTACTGCTTTGAAGGTCGAAAGCGATTCAACAGGTAGAGTTCTTCATGTTAAAGGACATGGTAACGGTGCTAGTCTCGATTCTGACCCTATAGTTTTGATAGAATCCACAGACTCCGATGCCGCTACTGCTCCTGACTTAGTTTTGTTTAGAAATAGTTCAAGTGCGGCTGATGATGACCATTTGGGGCATTTATTGTTTAGAGGTAAAAATGACCATAGTAGCCCGCAAAATGTAACTTATGCTCAAATTTATGCTAAAATAGATGATGTAAGGGACACACAAGAAGATGGAAAATTGTTTCTTAGAACTATTCTAGCAGGGTCTTTGGCTAATAGGATAGAAATGAATAAAGATGAAGTGGTAATAAATAACGGTGGTAATAATTTAGACTTTAGAGTTGAAGGTAATAATAATACTCATACACTATTCGTAAATGGTGATACAGATGCAGTAGGAATAAAATCTTCATCTCCTGCTAACACATTAGAGATAGGTATCACTGGTAATGATGGTCAAGATGGTATCCAAATAGTTAGAGTAGATTCTACTACTGCGGCAGGAGATTTACTAGGCGGAATAGGATTTGATTCTAGTGATGGTAATATTCCAAGTAGTATTGAAGAAGCGTCTGCGTTTATAGCCGCTTACGCAACAGAAGCACATTCGGCTAGTGCTAAAGGTGGAGAATTGAAAATGGGAATAACCATTGCGGGAACTGCTGATGATACTACTTCTACTACTTTATCTAGAATAGGTTATCCTACTTCTACTAACGCTACTGTTTACGCAGGTGCATTTTCAAGAGCGGCAGTAGCATCAGTAGGTGGAGCAACATACGCTCCTCAAACTTCTGATTCTGGAATTGTAATATTTATGACAGACCCTTCTTCTATTATCACTTTACCTGCTATTGGGTCGATAAATGTAGGTGTTCAATTTACTATTATCAATAATTCTGGCGGTAACATTACTGGGCAAATTCGTTCAGTTGATACAGTTAATGCTAGATTTAACGGAGCAGGGACTTACGCTAATCAAGACATTGATGATAATAAAGCAAAAACATTCATTTGTTATGCTGCTAACCAATGGCAAGTAATAGGGTGATTAAATGGTAGGTTTTCACTGGAACTATGGGGTAGTCCAGCAACAAACTGCTACTGGTGGTGGTCCAACACTACCAAGTCCTACTGTTGGTATTTCTGCAACTAATCTTGGACCGACTTATGGAACAGGTATTACAATTGGTCCTACATTTAACAATAGTGCAGTTGCAATGATTCCAATAGGAGCAGGATTAGGAAGCGGAGAACATGTTGTAAGGATTAACACTATATTTACAGGTAATGGCGGAACTATTGGTTCTGCTGATTTAACATTTAGTATCAGTGGATTTGGAAATGCTAATTGTCAACTTGCTGGTTTTTCTCTTCTGAGCGGAACTACTGCTGATATAACGCCTTGGATGGATGATGCAGATTTATCAACCATTCAATTTGGCGGTCCAGCCATTGATGCCATTATATCGGGCGGTGGAGCAGTTGGCACAACAGTTGATGTTGTTAGTTCTAATACTTCTGCGTTCAACCAGAATATATTTTATCTTAGTTTTCAAGAAGATTCTCTAGGTAGTGGTGGAGCAGGGGCATATCCAAACGGAAGTTTACAAGTAGGAGATGTTGTTACTATAA